TATGGAAGAGTTTCTCCTAGAATATGGGGATATAAAGCACCTGAAGGAAAGAAAAAAAAATGACTGCTGGATTTGATAATAAACTAAAAGTAGAAATTAATTCAACTGAAGTTGATAAACTACTAAAGCAATACAAAAAAATTAAAAAATATATGAAATCTTCCTTGTATAAAGTGAAGAAAATTGATGGAACAGAAAAAGTTGTGTCGGAACTTTTAAAAGAATATGAGGATAATCCTCTGAATTAAATAAATGGGTAAGCATTTTTTATTGAATCTATATGGGTGCTCATCAGTTCTGTTGAATGACGAGCGTTTTCTTGTTGATTTACTAGAAAATTGTGCAGTTGTATCTGGAGCAACCGTATTGAAAACAGTATCTCATAAGTTTGAACCTCAAGGTGTTACTATTATTTGCTTACTTTCCGAAAGTCATATTAGCATTCATACTTGGCCTGAGGAACATAAGGCATCGGCAGATATTTTTACTTGTGGGATAGTGGACCCAAAGATTGGTTGTGATATAATGATAGCGCAACTCAAACCAATTGAATATAAACTTAATTATATTCAACGATAAAAAAGGGGGAGGATTGACATTCTCTCTTTTTTTATGTAAACTGATAAGAGATATACTATCGGAATGAATAAAGAACGGTTAAAACTAATTGTGAGAAATCTGGATCTTTTGATTCAATCTCTAAAAGAAGAACTTGAAGATGTTCCAGAAATTTCTTATGATACCACATCCTCATATGTTGAGGATGATGTTGATGAATACTATACTGAGGATGA